AGTAACATGGGGGTAAACATGGTAACCCTGGGGCAAAAAAAGTGTGATATTATGATAGTGAGTAAAAAAAGATAAAAGGCATTTGATGTCCTCCTGATACTTTAACATAACGGCAGAAGCTCCTCCGAGTGGGGGAGTTTTTGTTTAAAATGATATTGACAATATGACTTGATTGTAATACAATGTATTACGAAAGAGGTGAGAAATATGGCAATATCAATTCGCTTAAATCCATCGGAAGATAAATTGATTCGTGGATATGCTGATTTGCACGGGATAACAGTATCTGAGCTTATGCGTCAGGCGGTTCTGGAAAAAATAGAAGATGAACTGGATCTTGAGTTATTCGAGGAAGCGCTTGAGGATTTTAAAAAGAATCCAAAAACATATACGCTGGAAGAAGTGGAAAAGGAGCTTGGGTTTCGATAATGTATCAGGTGATTTTTACAGATAAAGCGTTGAAAACATTAAAGAAACTCGACAAAAGTGTTTCCCGCATGCTTCTTGCATGGATAAAAAAGAATCTGGAAGGGTGCGATAACCCGAGAATGCACGGCAAACCGCTCACAGGAAACTATGCCGGGAGGTGGAGATATCGTGTGGGGGACTATCGGATCATGGCAGAAATATCAGATGACACGATTACAATCTATGTTGTCAACGTAGGACACAGAAAGAATATCTACTAGAGACACGCCTCGGCCTGTCTCTTTTATTATGCAACGAAAGGGGTGAGCCTGTATGGCATTAACAGAAAAACAGAAGCGTTTCTGCGATGAATATCTAATTGACTTGAATGCCACACAGGCCGCAATCCGGGCAGGATATTCAAAAAAAACTGCGAATCGGACAGGGCCCGAAAACCTGTCAAAACCTGTAATTAAAGCGTACATCGACGCAAAAATGGCAGAAAAAGATGCGGAACTGATTGCGGCGCAAGATGAAGTCATGCGGCATTTAACTGCGGCGATGCGTGGAGAAATTACCGAGGAAGTTGTTGTTGTAGAAGGGACCGGAGAAGGGTGCAGTGATGCAAGGATTGTGGATAAACAGATCTCCGCAAGAGATCGTTTGAAGGCGGCGGAGCTGCTCGGAAAGCGTTATCAGTTATTTACAGACAAAGTGGATGTAACTGGAGCTATACCGGTTGTGTTGGTGGATGATGTGCCAGATGAAGAATAAAATCCGTTTATATGAAGTGATTGGAAAAGGCTATGAGGATTTCTGGAAGACCCAGAAGAGGTATCGGGTCTGTAAGGGAAGCAGGGGGAGTAAGAAATCCAAAACAACGGCGCTCTGGCTGATTAAGTCAATCATGCAGTATCCACAGGCAAACGTACTTTGCGTGCGCCGATATAAAACAACGCTTCGGGACAGCGTATATAGTGATTTAAAATGGGCCATCAGCCGATTAAAGGTGGAGGCCTTTTTTAATTGCACCGTCTCACCGATGGAAATTATTTATGTCCCGACCGGTCAGAAGATTTTGTTTCGCGGCCTGGATGACGGGATGAAAATTACGTCCATTTCCGTAGCGACTGGAGTACTTTGCTGGGTATGGGTAGAAGAAGCCTATGAAATCACCAATGAGGACGATTTTAATAAGCTGGATATGTCCATTCGTGGAGAAGTCCCGGAAGGATATTTCAAACAGTTAACTCTTACCTTCAACCCGTGGTCAGCAACGTCCTGGCTAAAAAAGCGATTTTTTGACAATCCGGACGAGCATACTTTTATCAAAACGACGACCTGGCAATGTAACGAATGGCTGGATGAAGCAGACAGGAGCATCTTCCTTGCCATGAAAGAACATAACCCACGCCGTTACCGCATTGAAGGTGATGGCGAATGGGGAATTGCAGAAGGGCTGATTTTTGAAAATTATCGTCTGAAAGAATTTGATGTAAATCAGATTCGGAAGATTGAAGGGATAAAAGCGGCGTTCGGCCTGGATTTTGGTTTTACTGATCCGAACGCATTTACAGCCTGCCTGGTCGATAACAAAAAGAAGTGCATTTATGTATTCGACGAATGGTATCAGTCCGGTGTGACAAATCGGATCATCGCAAAGCAGATTAAAGCGATGGGGTATGGCGGGCAGCGTATTATCTGTGACTGTGCCGAGCCGAAAAGTATCGAGGAGCTTCGCGATGAGGGCATACGGGCGGAACCGTCTGTCAAAGGGCGGGACAGCGTTAATCACGGGATTCAGCTTATGCAGAATTATACGTTTATCATTCATCCGAAATGCGTGGAATTTTATCGGGAAATACAAAATTACTGCTGGGCAAAGGATAGAGACGGGAAACCGACGGATAAGCCAGATCATGAATTCTCCCACGGGATGGATTCGATTCGTTATGGAGTGAGCAGGGCTCTGAAGCCGGATACCTTCAGCTTTGACTAAGGAGGCTATATGTTTGAATCATTTTTGACATCGGATACGATGCGGCTGAATCATTATATGACGCAGGCCGCAGCAAGCAGAATGACCGATGCACAATTTATACAAAACCAAATATCGCAATTCAAGACCTCTCAGACAAGGCGGGAAATGATTGACGGGGAAAAGTATTTTGCCGGGGCCCACGATATCCTCCATGCTGTCCGGCAGGTCATCGGAGAGGATGGAAAACTGAGGCCGATAGAGAATCTGCCGAATAACCGGATCGTGGACAACCAGTACCGGAAGATGGTAAAACAGAAGGCAAACTATCTTCTGGGGAAACCCTTTACGATTAAGACCAAAAATGAAGGTTACGCGGAACATCTGGACGCCTTCTTTAACGCGAGATTTTTTCAGCTTCTGAACCGAGTGGGAAGAGATGCGCTAAATGGTGGAATCGGGTGGATTTATCCGAACTACAACGAAGCAGGAGAGATGGTGTTTACCCGTATCAAACCCTGGGAGTTAATTCCGCTGTGGCAGGACGCAGACCATACGCGTCTGGATGCGGCAATCCGAATCTATGAAGTCGTAACCTATGAAGGGCAGCAGGAACGAGTGATTGAAAAAGTGGAAGTATATGACCAAGAGGGAATTTGGTACTTTATTCTGGACGGCGGTCTGAAGGCGGAAGAGGTTCCGTACAGACCATACTTTTTGATCGGAGAAGACGCATACAACTGGACTCGGATCCCATTGATTCCGTTCAAATGCAACGCAGAAGAAATCCCGTTGATTAAACAGGTAAAATCCCTGCAAGACGGCATCAATCAAATTCTGTCGACATTTCAGAACAACATGCAGGAAGATGCCAGAAATACCATTCTGGTGCTTGTCAATTACGACGGACAGAACCTCGGAGAGTTTCGGGAAAAGCTTGCGCAGTATGGGGCTGTAAAGGTTCGTTCCGACAGCTCCGGAGCCGGGGGCGATGTGAAGACGCTGCAGGTCGAAATAAACTCAGAGAACTACCGGACGATTCTGGAGGTCTTTAAAAAGGCACTGATTGAAAACGCGATGGGATATGATGCGAAAGATGATCGGCTGTCCGGGAACCCGAACCAGATGAATCTGCTTTCCATGTACAGCGATATCGACCTGGACGCAGATGAAATGGAAACAGAATTTCAGGCAAGTATGGAGCAGCTCCTTTGGTTTATTGATGCCAGCCTCGCTCAGTCTGGATCCGGAGATTTCTCTGCGGAGGATGTGGAGATTATCTTTAATCGGGACATTCTGATGAACGAGGGCGACATCATCAACAACTGCAAAAACAGCGTCGGAATTTTGTCCGATGAGACCATTGTGGCCAATCATCCGTGGGTGGATGACCCGGCAGAAGAACTGAATCGGTTAAAACAACAGAAGGAAGAGAACATGATGGACAACTTTGGGTTCCCACCGAATCAAGCGCCGCAGAACCTACCGGAAGAAGGTGAGCCGGTAAATGACGAAGAACAGTAAATACTGGCGGGAACGCTTTGAACTTCTGGAAGATGCTCGGAATCAAGACATCACAAAGCATATTCGGGAGGTTGGCCGGATTTATAAGCGGGCGCAGACGGACATCGATAAAACGATCCGCGCCTGGTATCAGCGGCTTACGAAGAATAATGAAATCAGCATGGCAGAGGCAAGAAAACTCCTTTCCACGGACGAGCTGGAAGAGTTTAAATGGGCCGTAGAGGATTACATCAAGCACGGAGAAGAAAACGCCCTGGACCAGCGCTGGATGAAACAGCTTGAAAATGCTTCGGCGAAATTCCATATCAGCAAACTGGAAGCGCTGAAGCTGCACCTGCAGCAATCCATTGAGGTCGTGTATGGCAATCAGCTTGACCTGCTCGACGAGACGATGCGGCAGCAGTACCAGGAAGGCTATTACCATACGGCTTTTGAGGTTCAGAAAGGTTTTTCCATCGGCTGGCCCATTGCGGCGATCGACCAGGCAAAGATTGACCGAGTGATTCGGAAACCCTGGGCACCAGACGGAAAGAACTTTTCTGAGCGGGTATGGCAGAACCGGACAAAGCTTGTGAATGAAGTCCATAACGAGCTTTCCCGCATGTGCATTACCGGGGAAGCGCCGGATCGGTCAATCAAAAATATCGCAAAGAAAATGAATACCAGCCGCTACAACGCAGGCCGTCTCATTATGACTGAGGCGGCTTATTTTGGGTCTGTCTCCCAGAGAGATTGCTTTGACGATTTAGGTGTGGAGCAATATGAAATCTGCGCCACACTGGACAATCGCACTTCTGCTATCTGCCAGGAGATGGATGGCAAGGTATTTAACATGAAAGACTATGAGGCGGGTGTAACAGCTCCGCCCTTTCATGTGTTCTGCCGGTCCTGTACCTGTCCCTACTTTAACGACGAGTTTACCGTCGGTGAAATGCGGGCGGCGAGAGGCGAGGACGGAAAGACGTACTACGTGCCGGCGGATATGAAGTATCCGGAATGGAAGAAGCAGTTTACAGGAGGCGGGAAGCCGAAAAACTATGCAAAATCAGTTGACTGTTTTATATTTGATAAAGATGATGTTTATGGAGATATTACGCCAGAAAGCATTTTAAATGAGCTTGAAACTTCATCTGTAGGGATGGAAACGATAGAATATATAAAACGCAGTGGCATTTTACCAAGATTGGAATACGAAAAGCAATGGCATTCTGCTAGGGGCGAGCAGCAGGGAGATGCAATAACAATATATCTGTCAAACACTAAAAATTCAAGAGTGACGGCACAAACAGTAATCCATGAGATGACACATCATAGGTACAATATTGGGGAATGCCAATGGGCAGAAGCGGTTTGTTTTGCAAAGGAAAAGATGCATATTGAAAACAGGATAGTGTAAAATAATTGTGGAATTTTTGAGAGAGAACTAAAAAGAGACAGTTCCAAAATGATAAAATAGTTTTCATCACAAAAACTCACGAAAGGAACTGGTCTCTTATGGAAACAATTATACAACAAATCGCAAAAAAACTCATCAACAAAATATTGGAGAAAGCATATTCCGGAGGGATTTCTGATATCGATG